ACAACAACCTAAATCCCCAGTATTGAAAAGGTGCTGGGAAGGGTACTCTCCAGTGCCTGGTAAAAAGAAAGAAGAAAAAGGAAGTTGTGCGAAATCACCTGCTAAAAAGACCGCGGCTTGGACACGCAAGGAAGGTAAATCAGAAACTGGCGGTTTGAATCAAAAAGGTGTTGATGCTTATAAAAGAGACAACCCTGGGTCTAAGTTACAAACAGCAGTTACGACAAAACCATCTAAACTTAAAAAAGGTAGTAAGGATGCTAAGCGTAGAAAATCGTTTTGTGCAAGAATGAGCGGAATGCCAGGAGCTATGAAAAAACCTAACGGAGAGCCAACTAGGAAGAAGTTAGCTTTAGACAAATGGAATTGCTAATGGCATCAAAAGGACTAGGAGATACAATAGAAAAAATTACAAAAGCAACAGGAATTAAAACAATAGTAGATAAACTTCCTGGTGATTGCGGGTGTAACAAACGAAAAGAGGCACTAAATAAAGTGTTTCCATATAAACAAAAATAGTAACAATTAAATCAAATCATTATGAGTAAAGTAAAAACAATTGAAGTAGAAGCAAAAGAAGTAAAGTCGATTTCAGAAGACCAATTAAAAGGCTTGCAAGAGGCTGTTAACAAACAGAATCAAATTCAAATGCAAATCGGAGGTCTTGAGGGTCATAAAGCAGAGTTAGTAATTCAATTACAAGGTGTAGTGAAAGATCTTTCTGGATTACAAGCCGATCTTGAAAAAGAGTTTGGAGCTGTTAATATTGACCTACAAACAGGAATTATTTCAGATGCATCTAATTCGTAAGATAAGCATCGGTAAAGACTATAAGAATGACGCTATGCACTACGCTGTTGGACAGGAAGTGTATGGCGGTCATACTATAGCTCATATATTGGAAGAAGAAGAAAAGTACTCTATACATATAACAAAAGGCGATACAATAATGCCTTGGAAAGACTTTAATAAAAACATGTCCATTTCTGTGGAGTACGATTTAAACTATTAAAATGCAAAGCGTTTTTAATTATTTAGTAAAACCCAAAGGCAACAGAACCGTTGGATTTAAAAAAATAGAAGGACAAACATTATTACTCAATACAGATCTACAGAATCACAGTTATACGAATAGAGTAGGGACAATACTTAATTTACCTCTAGTTGGTAATGAAGAATTAAAAGAAGGAGATGACGTAATTGTGCATCATAATGTTTTTAGAAGGTTTAGAGACGTTAGAGGCAATGAGAAGGATAGTAAAAATTATTTAGCTGAAGATGTTTACACCGTACAAGCTGATCAAATATACGCTTTTAAAAGAGACGACGAATGGAGAGCTTTAAAAGGGTTTTGTTTTATTAAACCCATAAAAGAAGACAAGATGTTTTCTGTATCATTTGAGAGGCCATTAATAGGTATTGTAAAACTAGGTAATGACGAAATAAAAACCGAGTCATTAGTAGGTTTTAAGCCGAACTCAGAATATGAGTTTGTAATAGAAGGGCAGAGGTTATACCGAGTACCCATCAATTCAATCACAATCAAATATGAATATCAAGGAAACGAAGAGGAATATAATCCAAGCTGGGCAAGTGGCAGTTGAGGAGTTGATAAAAGTAGCTAAAGAATCTATAATTGATTCCGAGGATGATTTAACAGCAGATAAATTAAAAAATGCCGCAGCTACTAAGAAGTTGGCTATATTCGATGCTTTTGAAATACTAGCGCGGATTGAGGAAGAGGAGAGAGTGTTGGAAAACAAACCTAAGAAAGAGCTTGAAACAATAGAGTTTAAAGGCTTTGCTGAAAGAAAATCTAAGTAATGTACGAGCAGAGCTTATACAGGGTTGTAACCCCTATAAAATTAACTACTATTTCTAGACTTAACAAAGGAAAGAAGTGGGGGTATGGATACAACAAAGAGCACGACATTGTAGTAATAAGCAAAACTGGCCAAATAGGTGAAATATACGAAATACAAAACCTTAGGATAGCTTTACCGAAGTCGCTAGGTAAGTTAGCTAAGACAACAGACAGATGGACTGTCGAGGAGTACCCTAGAGAATTAAATGCTATAAAGAGTATATTTGATTGGAGGGATTATCCTGAAGATTTTAAAACTAAATGGGGACCATATATAGATGAGCAATTTAATAAAAGAGAAAACGGACACTGGTTCAATAATAAAGGTGTGGATACTTACATTACTGGTGCTCACTTTATGTACTTGCAGTGGTCCAAAATTGATGTTGGTAAGCCGGAATTTAGGGAATCAAACAGATTATTCTACATATTCTGGGAAGCTTGTAAAGCAGACAGAAGAAGTTATGGTATGTGCTATCTCAAGAACAGACGTTCAGGCTTTTCATTCATGGCATCTGGTGAGACCGTTAATATGGCAACAATATCGTCCGACGCACGTTTTGGGATTTTGTCCAAATCTGGTGCCGATGCAAAGAAAATGTTCACAGATAAAGTCGTACCCATTTCTGTTAACCTACCGTTCTTCTTTAAACCCGTACAAGACGGTATGGACAGACCGAAGACAGAACTTGCGTACCGAGTACCTGCATCAAAATTCACAAGGAGGCGACTCGATTCGAATAAGGCTACAGAGACCATCGCGGGACTTGACACAACGATTGACTGGAAAAACACCGGTGATAACGCGTACGATGGGGAGAAACTCAAACTTCTCGTCCATGACGAATCGGGTAAATGGGAAAGACCGAACAACATCCTCAACAACTGGAGGGTTACGAAAACAACATTAAGGTTAGGAGCAAGAGTTATTGGAAAGTGTATGATGGGATCAACGTCAAACGCTTTAGATAAGGGTGGTGAGAATTTTAAAAAGCTATATGCAACATCAGATGTTACAAAAAGAAACGCCAACGGACAAACTCGCTCAGGATTATATTCTTTGTTCATTCCTATGGAATGGAATTACGAAGGATTCATTGACGCTTATGGAATGCCTGTATTCAATACCCCACCAGAAGGCTGTGAAGACCCACATGGCGACCCTATTGAAGTCGGAGTCATTGAACACTGGAATAATGAAGCTGAAGGATTAAAAGGCGACCAGGACGCTCTAAACGAATATTACAGACAATTCCCTCGAACAGAGGAACACGCTTTTAGAGATGAAACTAAAAACAGTATATTTAACTTAGCAAAAATATACGAACAAATAGATTACAACGAAGACTTAGCCAACAGTAATGTAGTTACAAGAGGTAGTTTTCAATGGCAAAATGGTATAAAAGATTCTAAAGTTATATTTAGTCCAAATCCACAAGGTAGGTTCTTAATAACCTGGACACCTGCTTACGATATACAGAACAGGCAAATAATTAAGAATGGGGTTAGGCATCCAGGTAATGAACATATGGGGGCTTTTGGTTGTGATAGTTACGATATATCAGGAACAACTGATGGAAGAGGATCTAAAGGCGCTTTACACGGTTTAACTAAGTTTAGTATGGAAGACGCTCCACCGAGCACTTTCTTTTTAGAGTATGTAGCAAGACCACAAACGGCTGAAATGTTTTTTGAAGACGTATTAATGGCTTGTGTGTTTTATGGAATGCCTTTACTATGTGAAAATAACAAACCTAGGCTTTTGTATTATTTTAAAAGAAGAGGTTACCGAGGCTACTCGATGAATCGTCCTGATAAGCTTTGGAATAAACTATCAGTAACAGAAAGAGAGATTGGTGGAATACCGAATTCAAGTGAAGATATAAAGCAAGCGCATGCATCCGCTATAGAAATGTATATAGACGGTTATGTAGGTTTAAAGTCTGATGGAAATTACGGTACAATGTATTTTAATGAAACCCTAAATGATTGGTCAAAATTTGATATAAACAATAGAACAAAGTTTGATGCAGCAATAAGCTCAGGCTTAGCGATAATGGCGTGTAACAAGGATTTATACAAGCCAAATGCTCCAATACAAAAAAGAACAATGAAAGTTAAATTTGCAAAATACAGACAAGACGGCAATTTATCCGAGATAATAAAATAAGAATATGGCTAGAGGTGTAACAAATAGTTTTTTTCCAAGTCAAGTTGTAAGTGATCAAGAGAAAATGTCTCAAGATTATGGGCTACAAGTTGGTAGAGCAATTACTAACGAATGGTTCGACGGTAATTCCGGAACAACTAGATTTAAAAGTAATCAAAATACATTCCACGCTCTAAGGTTGTATGCGAGAGGGGAGCAACCTATACAAAAGTACAAAGACGAAATGTCTATAAATGGAGATTTGTCTTATTTAAACTTAGACTGGAAGCCTGTACCTATTCTATCTAAATTCGTAGATATTGTAGTTAATGGAATATCTGATAGAAGTTTTGACATTACAGCTTACTCTCAGGATCCTTATGGTATTTCCAAGAGAACTGCTTATATGGAGTCCATAATCAGAGATATGCAAACTCAAGAATTAAACAACTTTGCTCAAGAGCAATTTGGTATTAATCTGTTTGAGAATGCCTCCGATAAATTACCTGACTCTGAAGAGGAGCTAGATATACACATGCAACTTAGTTACAAGCAAGGTATTGAAATAGCTGAAGAAGAGGCTATTAATACTATGCTCGTAAGCAATAACTATGATTTAACAAAAAGGAGAATAAACGAAGACTTAACTATATTAGGTATTGGGGCTGTTAAAAACAACTTTACAGAATCTAACGGCGTTACTGTAGATTACGTAGATCCGGCTTATATGGTTTATTCATATACAGAAGATCCTTATTTTCAAGATATATACTACGTAGGTGAAGTAAAATTCGTACCTATTAATGAGCTTAAGAAACAGTTCCCCAATTTAACGCAAGATCAGTTAGAGCAAATTCAACAACAAGGAACTCAAAACAAAGGCGCATACAACAATAACTTAACTAACGATTACAATAACGACAGAGACTCAAACGTAATACAGCTTTTATATTTTAATTATAAAACTTATATGAATGAGGTTTATAAAGTTAAAGAAACAGCAACCGGAGCAACGAAAGTAATAGTAAGGGATGATCAATATGATCCACCTATAGAAGCTTACGAGGCGGAATATGGAAAGTTATCTAGATCTTTAGAAGTGCTGTATGAAGGAGTAATGGTATTAGGTACTAACCTATTGTTGAAATGGGAGATGGCACCAAATATGATGCGCCCTAAAAGTGATTCGTCTAAAGTTAAAATGAATTACTCTATTACCGCTCCGAGAATGTATCAAGGTAAAATAGAATCTATAGTTAGTAGGTGTACTGGTTTTGCGGATATGATTCAATTAACTCATTTAAAGTTACAACAAGTATTGCAAAGAATGATACCTGACGGTGTTTATTTAGATGCTGACGGTATTAATGAAGTTGATTTAGGTAACGGAACGAATTACAATCCTCAAGAAGCTCTTAATATGTTCTTCCAAACTGGATCTGTTATCGGTAGATCATATACTCAAGATGGAGATATGAATCCAGGCAAAGTTCCAATCCAGGAAATCCAAACAGGTAGTGGCGGACAAAAAATGGCAACGTTAATTCAGACTTACAATTATTATCTGCAAATGATAAGAGATGTAACGGGATTAAACGAAGCAAGAGATGGTAGTACGCCTGATTCAAGAGCTTTAGTA